CCGTATGGTCGTGGCTACAATGGCACATCTGCTGCTACTCACCAGAATGGTGCACGTGTAATTGTATCTCCTACCTTCCCATCTGTAGACATTAAGGAAGCTATTAACGATAGTATTCAAGCAGTGTTCCCAGATTTATATTCTACTGGTACTCATACATTCTCTTACTCAACTGCTAAGTCAACTTATCCATTACCTGACGAAGTAGAAACTGTACTTGGAGTATCGTTTCAAACTACTGGTCCATCTAAAGAATGGCTTCCTATTCGTGGTTGGCGTGTTGATCCTATGGCTAACACTACTGCTTTTAATTCTCGCAATAGCATTAGCCTTTACTCTGGTGTTGAGCCAGGAAGAACTGTACAGATATTTTATACTTCCGCACCAACTGTAATGGATAGTAATGATGATGACTTTGAAATTGTTACTGGTTTACCTGCATCCTGTAAGGATGTAATTATTCTTGGTGCTTCGGCACGACTAGCTTCATACGTAGATCCAGGTCGTCTAACTTTTGGTTCTGCGGAATCAGATCAGCAGTCACAAATTGCTGGTCGTTCTTATGGTGCTGGTACTAACACTGCCAAGTATTTGCTTGCACTATATGACAAGAGACTTGCTGAAGAAAGTCGAAAGTTAACTGATCGTAACCCAACTAGAATCCACTTCACAAGATAGGTAAATCATGGCACGTAATTATAGATCTATTGCAGAACCTAAAACATTAAATGGCAATGTAACTAATGTCGCTACACAAATTACTCTTAGTAATGTTACTGGTTTACCTAGTCCACCGTATGTTCTTGTGCTTAGTCCAGATACTGCAAGTGAAGAAGCGGTACTAGTTACAGTTGATCAAACTGGTGTAACTTCACCAACACTTAAAGTACAACGTGCTATTGAAACTGGTGCTACTGCACAGACACATACTAGTGGCAACGAAGTTCGTCACATGATTGTTGGTTCTGACTTACAGTTAGTACACGATCATCTTGATAATACTGCCACTGCACATGGTGTAACTGGTGCTGTTGTTGGTACAACAAGCACACAAACTCTTACCAATAAAACTTTAACTACACCAAAAATTAATGAAGCTGTTAATCTTACTGCTACATCTACAGAACTAAATATTCTTGATGGTGCAACACTTAGCACAACAGAACTTAATTATGTTGATGGTGTAACCTCTGCTATTCAAACACAATTAAATACCAAAGCTCCTAGTGCTGATCCTACATTTACTGGAACAGTAGTTCTTCCATCTACTACTCAATTGGTAACGTATCTGCTACTGAAATTGGTTATGTTGATGGAGTTACTTCTTCAATTCAAACTCAATTTAATAACAACACTCCAGTTGGTGCTGTAACTATGTGGGTTACTGGCACTGCTCCAACAGGTTGGTTAATTTGTGATGGATCAACAAAAAGCACTACAACAAATCCAGAGTATACAAATCTTTATAATGTAATTGGTACAATTTATGGTGGTACTGGTGCTACGTCTTTTAGATTACCTGATCTTCGTGGTCGTGTACCTATGGGTGCAGGTACTGGTAATACGTACGATGCTTCAAAGGTTGATACTGGAGATTTAACTGCAAGAACTATTGGTGACTATGTATCTAATGCTGAAACTGTAACACTTACATCTGCTGAGATACCTGCACACAGTCACCCAAATACTGTGTCTGGAACATTCGCTGCCGCTACTCACTACCATGGTGTTAATTCTCAGTTTACTGCAAGTTACTTTAATGGTAATGGTTTTTACTACACCGAAGGAAACACGGTTGTAGGTAATGGAACTACCAATACAGGAGCCAACGATAACACCGCATCTGTAAGCATAACTAATGCTAACAACACTGGTGGTGGCGGAGCACATAACAACGTACAACCATCCACTGTAATTAACTTCATCATCAAATTCTAAGGAGCATAAGTGCCAACTTATGATATTACAGAAGGCGTTCCATATGACCTTGCCGTACCATCAACTGAAGCAACCTTTGAATTAACTGATACAGCTTTTGATATTGTTATTGACGATCTACCATTTATTGTTAGTGTTAATAATCAAAACCCATATCGTCGTGAGACTGCACCATACAAGAAGGATCAGTTTGATAATAGCCCAGAACCAGGTGAGCAATCGCTTACTGGTTGGTGGTTAAGGTCACAGACATCGTGGCATAACGGTAGTGGTATTTCATTTTATGAACCAGGTACTGACTACGAACATGTAAGCCATAGATTTGCTGATAGTCGTGGTGTAGATGTATGGACTATTGGACAAGCTACATTACTTCCTGATGTGTTTCATGCATATAGTGATGATGGTGGTATTAATGCTGCTACTGCTAGCAATGGTGGAAGCGATTGTCTTGTATCTGGTGACAGTGTTGGTGTATTAAAACGTATTATTCTAAATGGTAACACTACGGCTACTGAAGATCCTTACACAGCAGCTTCTCCAGCAACAGCTTTAGTTGGTCACTCAGCAACTGCTCCATTTTTTCCTATTATTTCTGTAGCAACTACTGGTACTAGATACTACGCTACTTGTTCTACTTGTATTCACACTGGTCTTGTTAACGATTTAGATAGTGATGTTGTATTTGCTAGACATAGTTCTGCTACTGAAGGTGTAATTAAATACATTAAAGGACAGTTATTTTTTGGTGATGGCAGAACACTTTATTTATTAAACGCTGCTTATACTGGTAATGGTAACCATACTGGATCTAATGACATGTCTGCCGCATCTAGTACATCTAAAGTCCACATTAACTCTGACTGGAAATGGAAAGATGTAACAGCTGGTCCGACTTATGTTTACGCTGCTGGTAATGCTGGTAATAAGTCTGAGATTTATGCAATAGGTTTTGACGAAACTACAAACTTGCCCGATTTGCCAGGTGGTTTTGTTGTAGCGTCTATGCCTGATGGTGAAAACATTATTGCAATTGAATACTACTTAGGTTACTTAGCAGTTGCTACTACTAAGGGTGTACGTATATGTCAGGTAGGTCCTACTGGATTAGTAACACTTGGACCATTACTAATTGATTCTACTTATTCAGTTAATGGTTTTGCTACCAAAGATAAGTACATTTACGCAGCCACTAAAGTAGCTGAAGGATCTTATACAAATGCTTGTTTAATTCGCATCGATTTATCGCAATCTTTTAGTGACGGTACCTTTGCTTATGCTTATGATCTAGAATATAGATCTAGTCTTGATGAAGATAATTCTGAAGCTACTGAAGTTTACTTAGTTGACGACAGACTAGTTATGGTAGTTCAAGAAAATGATGGTGACCCTAAAGGCGAACTACAGGTAGAGCATAGTTCTAGAAAGCGTAGTACTGGCTGGCTTAAGACTGGCAAGATTCGCTATGGAACTGTTGAACCTAAGTTCTTTAGGTACATCAATCTTCAGTGTACTACTGGTCAAGGTGATGATATAACTATTTACACTATTGATAAACTTGGTACTGAATCATCTCTTGCAATTGTTAGTGAGGGCTTAAGCAACAAGGACATATTAATATCTACACCTGCTACTAAGCAAGAGTTTATGGCATTTAAGTTTGTGTTTAATAACTCTACTGATGATCAAGACTTACCTATATTAGAAGCTTATCAAGTTAAAGCTACACCAGCTACACGTCGTCAGCGTTTGTATCAGTATCCATTATCTTGTTATGACAATGAAATGGATAGATACAATTCTATTTTTGGTTATGATGGTCGCGCTATGGAATTTATTCAGCGCATTGAATCTATTGAAGAGACTGGCAAGTTTGTTAATGTAACTGATTACCGTACTGGTGAACAGTATCAAGGTGTAATTGAAGAAGTTAGATTTATAAATGAATCTTCCCCAGATAAAAATAGTAGTGGCTTTGGTGGTTTACTACTAGTAACAGTAAGGAAACTATAATGAGTAATGCAAAAAAGTTTGGTATCTGGTTAGCAGATAGCCCATTTGGTGGCATGTTAAAGGCAGCACTAGGTGCTGTACTTGTATATGTTTTAGATAATGTTTCATCTTTTGACCTAGCACCAATTGTTATTGTTGCATTAGGTGCAGCATTGCCAGTAGCAATTAACTATGTCAATGCTATGGATCTACGTTATGGAAATGTAGAATAGTGTACCCAGTTAA